CCTCCCAGCACCATGCCCATCCGACCTCCCGGCATGAAGAAGGGCGGTGCTGCCAAGGGCTACGCCAAGGGCGGTTCGACTCGCGCCGACGGCTGCGCCACCAAGGGGCGTACCAAAACCAAGATGGTCAAGATGGCCGGCGGCGGGAAGTGCTGAAATGCGCGCATCTCGCGACAAAACTTGGAGCATGATGCTATGAGACTTTTCAGACCTGATATGGCGGCTCCGCCAAGGATGCTGGCTAACGAACAACCGAATCAACAGGCACCGCAAAGGGTGCAGCCGCAAAGGGGGCCGGGGCTGCGCCCCGGCATGAGCGGTCAGGCTAGGCCGGGCAGCGCTCCGATGCGGTCTTTGTCTCTGACTCCGGAGCAGATGAGCCAACAGCATGTGTTTTATGACACCATGAGGCAGCCTGGAACTCCGCCGCCGTTTGTGCAGGGCGGAACAGATGAACGTTCAAGCTCTTTAATGCGGTCTCTGACTCCGGAGCAACTGAGCCAACAGCACGTGATGGCTGGCCCCATGATGCGGCCTGGAACTCCGCCGCCGATGATGGAAGGCATGAACAGCGGCGATCCGTTCCGATTCGTCACTCCGATGCGACCTGGAGCCAAGGTACCTACGCCGGAAGACATGGAGCGCGTGCGACAGGAAATCATGGCTAGTCGCGGCCAGCCGAATCCGCAGCCGGGAACTCCGCCGCCGCCGATGATGGGAGACATGGCGCAGTCGGGCATGGCGCGAAACATTGACGCTATGGCGCAGTCTGGCATGGCGCAGTCGCAGATGGCACAGCCGCAAATGGCACAGCCGAGCATGGCACAAGCCCGTCCAGCGATGGGTATGGCACAGCCACCGACTTCTGCCCCTGTGCGGGCGCCTGCGCGTACCCCGGTTCGTGTGCCTGTTGCGCCGCCGCGTAGAGATCGTCCCGTACCTTCTGCGCCTATACCGGCTGCCGGCACGCGTATGAAGAAAGGTGGCGCGGTGGCGGCAAAGAGCGTGAAAGCTGCAGCCAAAACTTCCCGTCCTGCCAAGAGTAGCAAGCCAGCGGTTGCGAAGACTTCCAATTACGCCAGGGGTGGCGGATGCGAAGTCAGGGGCAAAACAAAGGGCAAGATGCGATGAAAGCGTCTCGCGGCATGGGCGCTATCCGGCCTGAGTTGAAAAAAGGCTACGCCAAAGGCGGCGAGTCAAAAGTCAACGAGGCCGGGAACTACACCAAGCCGGGAATGCGGAAGGCGCTTTTCGAGCGCATCAAGGGGCAGGCTACGCAAGGCACCGCTGCAGGTCAGTGGAGCGCCCGTAAAGCACAACTGCTTGCCAAGCAGTACAAGGCCAAAGGTGGTGGCTACAAGTGAAAGCCCCCCAGAAAAGCCTGAAGGACTGGACAGACCAGAAATGGCAGACCAAATCAGGCAAGCGTTCGTCGGACACCGGGGAGCGCTATCTGCCGAAGGCCGCCATCGAAGCGCTCAGCCCGGCAGAGTACGCAGCCACAACCCGCGCCAAGCGCGCGGGTAAAGCCGCAGGCAAGCAGTTCGTGAAGCAGCCTAAGAACATCGCAAAGAAAACGGCAGGGTACAGATGACCACTTCTGGCGTCACCACCTTCAACCCGGATCTGAACGATCTGGTTGAGGAGGCCTTTGAGCGATGCGGCTCGGAGTTGCGCACGGGTTACGACCTGCGCACGGCGCGCCGTTCGTTGAACCTGATGTTCAGCGACTGGGCCAATCGTGGTGTCAACCTGTGGACGGTGGCCCAAGGCACGACCAACCTGACGCAAGGCGTCAACACCTATCCGTTGCCGACGGACACGGTTGACTTGCTGGAGCATGTGATCCGCACGGGCGCAGGCAACGTGTCCACGCAAGTCGATCTGACCATCACGCGTATCTCGGTCTCCACCTACTCGTCGATCCCGAACAAGCTGCAGCAGGCGCGTCCGATTCAGGTGTGGATCAACCGCCAGTCGCCTACGCCGACCATCACGGTGTGGCCTACGCCAGATCAAACGGGTGTGTACCAGTTCGTGTACTGGTATCTGCGCAGGATTCAAGATGCGGGCGCTGGCGGCACCTACACGCAGGACGTCCCCTTCCGCTTCCTACCCTGCCTCGTCTCGGGGTTGGCCTACTACCTGTCGATGAAGATTCCGGGCGCGTTCGAGCGCATGTCAATGCTGAAACAGCAGTACGACGAAGACTGGGAACTGGCAAGCACTGAGGACCGGGAGAAAGCAGCCGTGCGCTTCGTTCCTCGGCAGCAGTTTATCGGGTGACGTATGGCAAATCGTTTTGCCAACGGCAGGAAGGCGTTTGGTTTCTGTGACGTCTGTGGGTTTCGCTTCGACCTGAAGAAGCTGAAGAATCTGGTCGTCAAGACGAAGCAGACGCAGATCAAAGCGTGCCCGCAGTGCTGGACACCGGATCATCCGCAGTTGCAGTTGGGGATGTACCCCATCGCAGACCCGCAAGCGCTGCGTGACCCCAGGCCCGACACGAACACGTGGTATCAGTCGGGCACCACGGGGCTTCAGACAGCGCCGACCTCGGGCACTGGGCTGGATCAGGAAGGTTTTCCCGGTGAGGGCATGCTGGTCTACCAGTGGGGCTGGAACCCCGTAGGTGGCCCCAGAGACTTCAGCGACGCCTTGACCCCTAACTGGTTGGCTTCTCGTGGAGAAGTCGGTACAGTCGTGGTAGCCACGACCTAAGGAGCGATGATGAAGAAGATGACCCCCCAAGCCGCTGTCAAGAAGCACGAAGCCCGGATGCACCCCGGCAAGGCGCCGTCGTTCAAGAAGGGCGGCAAGACCGACGCTGACCTGCTCAAGTATGGTCGCGGGATGGCGAAGGTGATGAACCAGAAGGTGGCGCCGTGAAAAACACCAGCAAGATCAAGAAGCTTGCTCCGCCCCATCTCAACGGGCGCGAGATGGTGCACGACCTCAACCCGTCTATCGGCAACGTCGCAGGCAAACCGTATCCGGCTGCAAAGACCTCCGGCGTCGTCGTGCGGGGTACGCGCAACCAGACCAAGGGTCGCATGGCTCGGGGCCCGATGGGGTAAAGTGTGGACTACGCAGCGCTTCGTGTAGCGGTTGAGGATGCGGTAGAGAACACCTTTACCGACAGCGACTTCGCCACCATGACGAAGTTGGCGGAGCAGCGCATTTACAACTCCGTCCAGTTTCCGGCACTTCGCAAAAACCAGACCGCTACGTTGACTCAAGGCGACAGCTACTTGTCCGCCCCGACTGACTTTCTGTCGGCGTTCAGCCTTGCCGTTGTTTCCAACACGGGCGAGTACTCCTACCTGCTGGACAAGGACGTCAACTTCATTCGCGAGTCGTTCCCCAACCCGGCGGTTCAGGGCGTGCCCAAGTACTACGCACTTTTCGGCCCTCGAAGCAACGACCCACGCGAGTTGAGCATCCTGCTTGGCCCTACGCCAAACGCAGCCCTGACCGTTGAGATGCACTACTTCGGCTATCCGGAGAGCATCGTCACCGCCAATACGACATGGCTTGGCGACAACTTTGACTCGGTGCTTTTCAACGCCGTCATGGTCGAAGCCGCCCGCTGGATGAAGCAGGAGCAGGACATCGTGGCGATGATGGACAAGGAATACCAGCAGAGCCTTGGCCTGTTCAAAAACCTGGGCGACGGGAAGAACCGCCAAGACGCGTACCGTAGCGGTCAACTGAGGCTGCCCGTCAAATGATCATCCAATCGATCACGAACTCGTTTCGAGAGGAGATGCTGAAGGCCGTCCATGACCTAGCCACGGACACGCTCAAGCTCGCGCTCTATACAGGCTCCGCCAACCTGTACCCGACTACGTCGGCGTACACGCCTGTGGGCGAAGTCGTTGCTCCTGGCTATGTTGCTGGCGGCGTTGTGCTAACAGGCGTCACGATCCAAGTCTCTGCAGCCAACAACGTACAACCGTCGGTCGTCTACGTTGATTTTGCGGATGTGGTTTTCAACGCGGCACTGACCGCTCGCGGCGCTTTGATCTACAACGCGTCCAAAGCAGACAGGTCGGTTGCAGTGCTTGACTTTGGCGCAGACAAGACATCGACCGCAACGTTCACGGTGCAGATGCCGGCCAACACCGCTGCGGCAGCGCTGCTGCGCTTCCCTTAAGGAGCAAACGTGCTCGAAAAACTCAGTGCAAAAGAAAGCGTCGCAAGCGGGCTGATCGCGAGTACCGGCGCGCAAGAAGGACTGCGGGCAAGCGGGCGGTACACCGTTGAGTGTTTCGACAAGGACGGCAACCTCAAGTGGGTGGCCGAGTCGGACAACCTCGTCGTCAATGGTGGCCTGCAGTACATGGCCGGCACCGCGCTGACCGCTACCGCACAGCTCACGACTTGGTATCTGGGGTTATACGGTGCTGCGTCGTCCAACAACCCGGCTGCCGGCGACACCATGTCCAGTCACATCGGGTGGACGGAAGTCACCACCTACAGTGAAGCCACCCGGCCCGCAGCGACTTTCGCTGCCGCGACCAATGCCAACCCTTCTGTGGTGACCAACACGGCCAGCAAAGCCGTGTTCTCGATCAACGGCAGCGCGACCGTAGGCGGTGCGTTCCTGACCAGCGACAATACGAAGAACGGCACAACGGGCACGCTGTTTTCGGCAGCCGATTTTTCTGCGCCGGGAGATCGTTCGGTTGTGTCGGGGGACATTCTCAACGTCACGTACACCTTCAGCCTGTCGGCGTAAGGGCATGCTGTGTCCGAAGGCGGATGGGGCTCAGGCACCTGGGGGCAAGTCGGATGGGGGTGTTCCCTCTATGACCGAGACGCCGCTGAGACAGCCACCGGTGCAGATGCTGCCGCATCCCTGCAAGAAGTCCAGTCTGCTGTTGCAGAAACCGCCACGGGCGCGGATACTGTCGCTGCGCTCTTCAGGCCCCAGGCTGCCGTTGTGGAGGCGGGAGCCGGCACAGACAGCGTTGGCGCAATCCCCGAGTACTCGGCATCGGTTGTCGAGGTCGCAACTGGCGCAGAGCTTGTTTCCGCAGAGGCCCGGTTCTTCTCGACAATCACAGAGCTTGCCGCCGCGACGGATGTCGTCGATGGGCGCAGGTTGTGGGAGCCGGTAGATGACGATCAGAACGCCAACTGGCAAGCAGTAGACACCGCGCAGACACCGAACTGGCAGCCCGTAAACAACGCACAGACACCGAACTGGCAAGCGATAACAAACGCACAAACACCCAACTGGCAAGACGTAACAAATGCGCAGACGCCTGGGTGGGCACCAGTGAATACGCTTTAGGAGCCTTGAATGCCGACCACTTACACCTCCCTGCTTGGGCTGGCACTTCCCGCCACGGGGGAACTGTCGGGCACCTGGGGCACCACGGTCAACACCGAGATCACCTCGCTGCTGGACAGCGCGATTGCCGGCACCACGACGCTGAACACGGACGCGGACGTCACGCTGACCACGACCACTGGCGCGGCCAATCAGGCCCGACAGGCGATCATCCTGTGGACGGCCAACGGCACCGTCACGCGCAACATCACGGCGCCAGCAGCCAGCAAACTCTACACGGTGATCAACGCCTCTGCGGGCACGCAGAGCATCGTCATTCGCGGCGTCGGGCCCACGGCAGGCGTCACCATCGTCAAGGGCGAGTCAGCAGTCGTCGCGTGGAACGGTTCCGACTTCATCAAGATCAGCAGCACGGGCGGCCCGAACACCTTCACCAACCTGACCGTCTCCGGCACGACCACGCTGTCGGGCCTCACCGCCTCCACTGCCCTCGCGCTCGACGCCAGCAAAAACGTCGTCTCGGTGACGAACACGGGCACGGGCAACAACGTCCTGGCGACTTCTCCCACGCTGGTCACACCCAACCTGGGCACACCTTCTGCCATCGTGTTGACCAACGCTACGGGCCTGCCTATCGGGGGCATCACGGGCCTGGGCACGGGCGTCGGCACCGCGCTGGCGGTCAACGTCGGCACGGCGGAAGCCTACACCTCCAGCCGACTGGATGGTTTCAAC